TGGGAGCTTGTACGGGTTCGGGTTCAATCGTCGCTTGTGGGGCTTCCTTTACGGTCTTTGGCTTCTCTACTTTCACGGGCTTTTCCATTTCCTTTTTCACTTCTGCGATAGCTTCAGCGATAGTTTCTTGCTTCGGTTCTTGCTTCGGTTCTTGCTTCGGTTCTTGCTTCGGTTCTTGCTTCACTTCTTGAACGGGTGCGGCGGTCTGCGTCGGTTCGCTAAACGTCGGTACGCTTGTACTGTTTACGGGGTTCTCTGTAGGTGCTGACACAGCATTAAGCGGTGCGCCTCCAAATAGGCGGTTCATTAGGTCATTTACAAAAGCCACTTCTTGTTCGTTTGTAACGTCAAAATCGATTGTTAACGGTGTAATCTTCATTTTCTTTTCTTTTTATATGGTGAATAACTAATTTATGCTTCTTTGATTTGCTCGGATTCCAAAATGGCTTGTGCAACCTTGGCCACCGTCTCGTTATAGAACTCGTCCCACTCGTCACAGTAGATATACATTTCCTCAACGTTTACGGGGTATTTTGTTCCTTCCATTGTGGAGACGTAGTAAGGGAGTATAAACCCCTCAAACGTCGGCATCTCTTGCACTGCGTCAATAACTTGGTACTTGTTCTTTCTCGCGCTTGCCTGCAAGTGCTTTTTCACTTCGTCGATAATAAACTTTTGCTCTTTCATAACTTTACCCTTTTAAATTGTTGATGCAAATATAACGCTTTTGCAAATACGTTGGTTCACTTGTTAACCTTATTTAAGAAAATAGCCTCCATAAGGTTCTGCATGTGCTCATATTCCATACCGTTGTATTGGTATGCCTCGAATCTTCCGTTATAGCGTACCTCTGAGAAGGTATCGCTATACTCGTTGCCTGCCTCGTCTATAAATACTAATACATGGCTTTTCATTTCGAACTGACCGGCAGTCAGCGTTTCTCTAAAATTAAATCAATTGCTTTCATACTTCGCTTCGTTTTATACGTTAATACAATGATAACAAATCTACGTTCTTACTTGTTCACGGTTATTTCCGATTTAATGTCTCGGTGACCTCATGCCTTCTGGGAAACCCTTGTTTCCTTTTGACATTGCAAATATACGGCAAATACCAATAGGTTGTATCTCTTTTTGTGCTAATAAACCTTAATCAAAAGTGAAAAGATGTAAAGAAACAATGTGATTGAGATAAAGTGCTGATTTCCAATGGCCTAGACTGCACTGCACAGATACACACCCTTTTTTCATAACTTATATTCGGGATATAGTGGTTTTACAGCTCGTACTATAGTGGTAAATGCTATATTCTCCAAAATAATGTTTCACCCCCTTTTTATCTGTGTATCTGTGCATTTACATATAATGTATTATAATAGAGGGAGTTAGAGTGCACAGATGACCGACACAGATAAGATTTTTTACTGTGTCATCTGTGGTTAACGAATGTGAACAAAAAATGGAGAACTGTTAACAGCCCTCCATATCCTAATTATTTTAGCTTCACAGCTATGTCTATATCTATCTTTGATTTGGGGTTTTTGTTCGATATGTCGTGCTCTATTGCCTTGACCCCCCATCTGAAAAACAAGAACCTTTTCTTTCGGACTGTGATAACTCCCGTTATCGTGTCCCTACCTTGGTAGCTTAGCTCTGTACTGTCTTGCTTAACCCTTGCTTGTATCGTGTTCCATGCGTCCCGGTATTCCGCTATAAGTTCCCCGGCTACCGTATCGGTACGTACCACCTCCTTTATTACTGTCTTGGTAACGGTACGGGTCGCCGATAACGCATCCTTCACCCGGACGTTAAGCGCGTCCACCTCTTTATATAGGTCTGCGTTCGTCTTTTTTAGCTCCTTGTGCGACATCTCTAAAGCTTTACGCTTCGCTGCCGCATCTCCGAGCTTTGTTTTGTACTCTATTTGTGCATCGTTCATCGCCTCAACGTTACGTTCTAAACGTCCTATTTCGGCTCTTTGCTTCCTTATGGTGTCTACCATCTTGGTTACCGCACCAAACAGCACCACAAGGACAGCAAAGCATATAATTATCTTTTGTAATTTATTCATAGCGAATTGCATTAATACGGTTCATCCATCCTTTGCGGTATTTCTCGTTTTTGGGTCTCGCCTTGCAAATCTCGTCTATGAACTTTGCCCTATCGTCTTTAATCATTTTAAAGAGCGTAGCCGCGTCCATAGCGTTAAGAGCTGCAATGGTCTGCTTGCCTACGATACCGTCCGCATTCACGCCTAAAAGACGTTGTGGGCGCTTTATACCGTGCGAACCGGAAGCCCATACCCAATCAACTAAGATATTTGCCACTGCCTGGTTTTTAATCTCGTCCGCTTTCCATCTATCCCAGTACAAGGACTTGAATACATCGTGCCATTCGGCATCTGATATGTTTTTCAAGTCGGTAACGGTAGGGGCTTTTTGCCCCTTCCGCTTCTTGTATTCGGTGAATGTGCCTATAGTGATACCTTTGTTTGTTGCGCCCCCTAAGTCATCGGGGTCATTAACGAAACCGCCCTCCCACTGAAGGATGAACGGTATTAATTTACTGCTGTTTGCCATCTTCTTTCTCCTTTTCTTCTAAGGGTATGTCGAATTCGCCGTCCTTAATCTTTTTCTTAAGTTGGAAATACTTGCTGTTCGCTATGCTGTTAAGCACCTTCACGAATTCATTTCCCGGCTGTACTACCCGTAGGTTTCTTGTTATGTTACGCGCGTATATAATAAGGAATATACCCGTGAGCGCCTTAACTAAAAGCTGATAATCTATTCCAGGCTCTAACATATTACATGTTAGGGCTACAAAGAATAGAATCGCATTCGTTAAAAACAACTCCTTAACTGCCTGCATGGTCTTTTTGTGCTTGTAGGGCTTTCCTTTCGCCCTGTCCGCCAAATAGCCTACCAACCAGTTCAACGCGGTAACTATAACTACTAAAAATATAAAGTCCCGTATATCCGTAACTACTGTTAGAACGGTAACAGCAAAAAACATGCGGATATAGGTCTCGAATTGTTCTATCACTTGATTAACCCTATGCGGGTATTCAATACTATACATGCCTTTATAAACCCGTCCGCCTTCATTTGGCGTATCAACGGCTCTATAAAAAGGTCTGCCTTGCCCCGTTCGGCCTCAAACCTTTTAACCTTGCTTGTATCGGGTACGACTACCGAGCCACCATAGGTCTGAATCTTCATACCCGTGCTCGTACTGTTCTGGTCTGCTATCTGCAAATACCGCGCGAACGCGTAATAACAGATAACCCTTTCAAGTCCTGCGAAGTTAGACCCGTCCGCGATATATTTCCCTGGGACAGCCTCATACATGCTGTCAATTTGGGGCAATATATCGAGTAGGTCTGCCTCGAAGAACGCTTTCTCTATCTTATTGTCCTTAACGTCCGTCGCTATCTCAAACAACTGGCGGAACAATATTATCGGGTATGATTTAAGGTCTTCCATCTTCTTCAAATTTATTATTAATTTCCGTAACTGACGGGTCAACCCCGAACACTTGGTACAACTCGCGTGAGATGCGTTGACGTATCTTTTGCAAGCTATTGCGATAGACCTTTTGCAGCTCCTTTATAACCTCGCCAGAGGCATTAGAATAGGTCATCAGAGAGCTATCGATAAGGGGTAACGGAATGTTATATGCCGATATAGCGATGTCCTTTCTAAGGGGTTCTACATACGCCTTGTACAGCTCCCTATCTATCGGGCTGCCCAACTGGTCAACTCTGATAAATGGTTTGTCCGTAGCTACGTTCTCGTCCCTTACAGTAAGAACTGAACCGGCATTCTCGCTACCCATCATCTCGGCTAACGTATCGCGAAATTCTTGCTGTGCCTGCTCGGACTCGAAATCACCGTGCGACACGATACTACACATGTGGAAGCCTCTACCCAAAGTACGGTTAACGTATTTACCGTTCTTATCCTCCGCGCCCATCTCGTTTCGTACCGAGTGGAACGTGCTAAGGGGGTACGGGCGAGTTGTTCCAAGGTTCACGTATAACAGTTGCCCTTTATGGTTCTCGATACCGCCGCATTCTTCAACCTCCGAAGCAAAGTTTTCCGGGTCAAAGGTAGGATATACCGTGGAGTTCTGCGCACTGCTCGTTGCCTTGACGTTCTGTCTGTCCCAGTTATTGAAAACGCGCCATCTCTTTATGGCCGGGTCTTTCAAATAGTTGTCGTTCATCTCGGCACGGACATACTCGAACGGGACGTTGTACACGTTTCGGGGCTTGTAACCTTCGGGTGTCAAACCATATTGGACTATCCAGGCCCAGCCCCTAAAACGTGCGACATCGTTTGCCGTAGCCTCTAAAACATCGGCCATGCTACAGCCGTTACCGTTTGTCATTGCCGCGAAGTCCTCGTTTTTGAACCCCTCGCAAATAATGTTCTCGGTCATTTTCTCA